ACCAACATGGGCTGATGTATTAAACAGAGCTAACTTAGGCTTTGAAGTAATGCACGAGCGTAATGCTCACAACTTCCCACTTGATTTAGCATCAGCTGAGTCAACAAATGTAGCATTATCAGCACCATCAATAGGTTAATATGATTAATTCCATCCCTGCATTTTCAATACCGGTAGGCGAGGCTCTCTTGCCTACCCCTATCTGCGATCATTTTAAAGACGTAGATACAGATGTAGAACAGGACTTAAAAGGTCACTCTGTTCAAAACATCCATTTCTTAGACGATTATGTCGTAGCTAAGGAAACAATAATAAAGCTTTTTGAAGACTTTGCGGAAGAGGTGTACGGTTATCGCCAAGACTGGCGAATCACTACATCTTGGTTAACCTCTAATCCAGAGGGTAAACCTATGTTCCGCCACAGGCATGCTAACTGTATATACTCAGGAGTTCTATACCCCTTTACATACACAGCAGATCATGCTCCATTAATTCTAGAGAACCCTCTTATCCAACTGTCTAGTTTTGACATGAGAGTTGATAAACCGGGACCATTCTTTAGTGACTATATAGGTACACATCCAATACCACGTGGACAGATTATATTCTTTCCTAGTTACCTATATCATTATCATCCTCCATTTAAAAAATCTGATCTTACACGTAAATCAGTAGCATTTAATCTCTTCCCAGATGAAGAGTTTGGTGTGAATGAAAGTGTATGTAACGTCCGTTCATCCTGATATAGGACGCATGCAATCTAGTCATGGAACGGGGGCTAGGTATCGGAGGGAACTATGACAGTAACTTACGTATATCGTGGTATTGCTTATACAAAAATTGTTAAGTAAATGGCACAACAAAGCTCAAACAATCGTGCTAATGTAACATCTTATAGAATCTTAGATTCCTTAGATGATACTAAGAACGAAACTAAAACTGAAGAAAAGAAAGAAGATGCTCAACTAGAGACTCCTTCTTACTAAACAGCCGGGGAGCACCTCAGAGTCGGACTCCCCTGCCATTGGCTTTTGCCCTCTAAGGAGGATACCACTAGCCGTCTAGACGGTGTGGATAGACACACAAAATCTCGAGAAAAAATTTGTACAAAAACAATATCAACCTTTTATCTTTATAGAAAACAATGGCTGTTTCACAACAGAGCACAGCATCCCCTTCTAATATAACCTTTGCGGGTGCTGACAATGGAGCTTCTACTACTACCGCAGCTAGAAGAGCCCTTTATTTAAAATTGTTTTCCGGAGAATTGTTCAAAGGCTTCCAACGCAATACTATTGCACGTGATCTAATCACAAAGAGAACCTTAAAGAACGGTCGCTCAATGCAGTTCATCTTCACAGGTAGAACAAAGAGTGAGTACCACATTCCCGGTAACAACATACTAGGTAACACCGATGGTGCACCTCCAGTAGCAGAGGTAACAATCGAGTGCGATGACCTCTTAATCTCAAGTGCTTTCGTTTATGAATTAGATGAAACACTTGCACATTACGACTTACGTGGTGAAATTTCTCGTAAGATCGGATATGCACTAGCTGAGAACTATGACAGACGTATCTTCAGAGCTATCACTAAGTCAGCTAGATCAGCCGGACCTATCACAAAGACTAACTTTGTAGAGCCCGGTGGAACACAGATCAGAGTTGGTACAAACAACCAAGCTTCTGACGCATACAACGCTACATTCCTTGTAAACGCTTTCTACGATGCAGCTGCTGCACTAGACGAGAAAGGTGTTTCTGGCGAAGGTAGAGTTGCTGTATTGAACCCAAGACAATACTACGAGCTAATTCAGGCTGTAGGTGGGTCAGGTTCAGGTGCTTATCTAATCAACAGAGATGAGCAAGGTGACGCATTACAGTCAGGTAATGGCATCATCGAAATCGCAGGTATCAGAATCTATAAGTCAATGAACATCCCATTCTTTGGTAAGTTCGGTACAGCTTATGGTACTGCATCTGCAACAAACCCCGGTGTAACAGACCCCGGAAACACAGGTTCATTCGTATCAGAAGGTGTAGGCGATCAGCAAGAAATCGCTGTTCCTACAGCTAACGCTTCTGCTAACGAAGGACAAAGAACCGTAAACGACTACGGTGAAGCTGCCAAGTTTGCCAACAGCTGTGGATTAATATTCCAGAAAGAAGCTGTAGGTCTTGTAGAAGCTATCGGACCACAAGTTCAAGTAACATCTGGCGACGTGTCAGTTATTTACCAAGGCGACGTAATCTTAGGAAGACTCGCAATGGGAGTAGCTCCACTTAACCCTGCTGCTGCTGTAGAATTAGTAGCCGGTACAGGTACATTATCTGGTGCAACTGCTGCTTTCTAATTTTTATTATTTATACGGGAGCTTCGGCTCCCCTTTTTTCTTATGGCTTCCACAACTATTGACCACGATACCGAACTATCCGCAGTAAATTCAATACTGGGAGCTATCGGACAAGCTCCATTAACCACTCTTAACTTTGATAATCCAGAGGTATCATTTATATATAATATTCTACGTGATGCTAATGTAGATATACAGGCAGAGGGTTGGCATTTTAATACTGAAAAACATGTTAGCTTTGCTCCTGATGCAGATGGTAAGATAAAAATTAGTAATGATATTTTATCACTTGATGCTCATGATAATTACGCAAAAAGAACTACTGATATAGTCAGACGTAATGGCTATTTATATAATAAACTAAAACACACAGATGTATTCTCAGGAAGCATTGATCTAGATGTTGTCAAACTATATGCTTTTGAAGATTTACCTACAGTATTTAGAAGACACATAGTATATAGAGCTTCGAGAGTAGCAGCTACACAGTTAGTAGCTAACCCACAACTTGTTAAACTTCTTGCATCACAAGAGAATTTATCAAGAGCAGCTCTTATGGAGTACGAATGTAACCAAGGCGATCATACTATGTTCAATACACCAGACGAGACTACATATTCCGCTTACGAACCTTGGAGGACTTTACCTAGATAATGGCAGGCATAACACAAACAGTACCAAGTTTTACATCTGGAATTTCCGAACAGCCCGATCACTTAAAATTCCAAGGACAGGTCAGAGACGTAGTAAATGCTATACCTGATGTAACTTATGGTTTATTTAAAAGACCGGGCAGTAAGAGAATTGATACATCACTTATCTCTGAAGCTAATAATAACTTTGCAACTAGAAATGTATCTACTGACGAAGGCTACTTAAAAAATGTACAGTCTGGTGGAGCTTTCTTTCATTATTATCGTGACGAGTCTGAAGGGTCTTATATAGGACAAGTAGACTCTACCGGTCAGTTAAGAGTTTGGCGATGTAGTGACGGTCGATTAATGGACACTGTATACGGTACTGGTGGTCAGACTGCATTAACAAATTATCTTACAACAAGTGAACCAGAAAATCTACAATTCCTTACTATCAACGACACTACCTTTGTTACTAATCGTGATAGCTCTAATCCTAATACTGTAGTAGGGGAAGCAGGGCTAACATTTGACAGACCTGAGCCTCATTGTGCTTTGATTGAATTGATACGTACAGAAAATGGTAGACAGTATGGACTTAACATTTTTGATAGCTCTGCTACAGGAAATTTAACTACTGTAAAACGGGCTACAAAAGTAAAAATTACAGGTAACAGCTATGACGAGGGGGATGGCTCAGGTCATTGTCCCGGTATAGGTACAGAGGTATATGCTGTTACAGCTAAAAGTAGCTATGGTGCAACAGAAAACATAGCACATGTTAAAGATGCGAATGGTAATACAATTACCTCCGATAAAAATAACCTAAATTTTCGAGTTACGGCTTTAGGTCAGCAGGGTATCAGCCCTAATTATAGTGCCGGTTCTAACGGACCGGGTGGTAATAACTACAGATGTAGCTACAACTTAGAAGTTACACTATTACATGGTGGAGAAGGTTGGGAAGTAGGCGATGTAGTACGTGTCGAACCTGCTCACGCATCAGCGGCTAACAGCTCTGATGGACAAGCTTACATAGAAGTTAGCGTTACAGAGATAGAAACTACTCAAGTTAAAGCTACATTAACTACAAATGGCGATGGATTAGTACGCCCCTCTCCTACACCTTTCGATGCTGATACAGCTGTAACGGCTGATACAATACTAGCCGGTATGGTTTCAGCTTTACCTACAGGTGTAAACGCTAAAGTGATAGGACCGGGTATATATTTATCCAGTAATAACCCATTTAACGTAGAGATTGTAGAAGAAGACCTTATGAGAGTCTTCCAAAAGTCTGTAAATGACGTAGCAAACCTACCTAATCAATGCAGACATGGCTATATAGTCAAAGTTGCTAACTCTAGAATGTCTGATGAAGATGATTATTACCTACAATTTAGGGGAGAAAACAACTTAGACGGTACTGGTTCTTGGGTAGAGTGTGCATTACCTAACATAACAAAGACATTAACTAACATGCCTTTGGTTATACAGCGTACAGCTGCTACTGAGTTTACAGTTAGACAGTTTGATTATGCTGAAAGACTGGTAGGAGATACAATAACTAACCCTATGCCTACATTTGTAGGAAAACGTATTAATAAAGTACTGTTTTTCCGTAACAGATTAGCCATATTATCAGGAGAAAACGTAGTACTTTCCAGACCGGGCTCGTTAGGTCAACCTGATTTCTTTATAGAAACAGCTCTTACTGTATCTGCTAGTGACCCTATAGATATATCAGCTGCATCTATGTTTCCATCTGAAATATATGATGGTATAGAAATCAATGCAGGTTTATTAGTATTTAGTTCTAACCAACAATTCTTACTATCTACTGACGATACCGTACTTAACCCAGATACAGCGAAACTACGTAGTGTATCTACATTTAATTATAATATAGATGTACCACCATTATCATTAGGTACAACGATAGCTTACATTGATAACTCAGGTAAGTATAGTCGTATGAATGAAATGGCTAATACAGGAAGAGAAGCTGAACCTAATGTTGTAGAAATTAGTAAGCTAGTACCTTCTTTATTACCTAAAGATATAGATTTATTAACTAACTCAAGAGAAAACTCTATAATACTAGCCAGTAAAGCAGGCACTGATATAGTATATGGTTATAAATACTTCGTTGTAGGTGAGAAGAAACAGCAACAAGCATGGTTTAAATGGAAATTAAATAATAACTTAAAATATCATTTTATTATTAATGATGATTATTTCTTTTTAGACGAAGATAACTTTCTACAAACTGTTAAACTTATACAGTCTGAGAATGACCCTGCTATAGTTCAAGACGAGATTAACTACTTATTACATGTTGATAATTATACTACCGTTAGTGGTGGAGTCTATGACGAACATCAGAACATAACTACTTTTTCTAATGTTGCTTGGCTACCTAGTGTAACGACTCCTAATTATGACTTAGTAATACTAGATACTGACTCTGGTGCTACTCGTGTAGGTCGCTATGCCAAACCTACAGTATCAGGTACAACCTTTACTGTTCCCGGTAAGTGGTCAGGACAAACACTAACAGTTGGTTATCTCTATGAATATTTGGTAGAGTTTCCTAGAATCTATCCAGTACGAGTACAAGGCGAAGTTCAACGAGCTGACGTTAACTCCTCACTCGTAGTACATAGACTTAAATTACATTTCGGTAAAGTAGGTCTATATGAGACTACGATCAAACGTGTAGGAAAAGATGACTACACAGAAATATATGAATCTACAGTTCTAGACGAGTATGATGTATCTGATGCACCATATCTACCAGAGTATATTAAAACAATTCCTGTGTATGAAAAGAATAAGAATGTAGATATATTTTTAAAATCTAGCCACCCTGCTCCCGCTACCCTGAGAGCTATGGCATGGGAAGGCGACTTTTCACCAATGTTTTACAGACGTGCCTAATTACATACACCCAATTACATACGAGGCTGCTTTAGAAGTGGCCTCCAACTTACGCTCAGACGACCTCAGAGAGGTGGTAGAGGGTCATGGGCTGAATCCTATGATCTTACTACCTTTGGCGGCTGAGGAAGGCTCTGCTGTGTATTTCACAGTACCAGACGGCAAGACTGCCGGACTAGCAGGAGTCGGAGATGACGGAACAATCTGGATGCTTTGTACACCAGAGATAGAGCGTTATCCCATCACATTTGCAAGAGAAGCCAAGCGGTATGTCGATAGCCGTGAAGAGCCTCTATTGTGGAACATAGTAGACTGTAGAAATACAGTACATCTAAAACTCTTAAAGTTTTTAGGGTTCAAGTTTTTACGTAAAGTAACACATGGACCAAATAATTTACCTTTTATAGAATTTTGCCGTGTGCGTAGATGCTAATGCGGGTGCAAGACATGCAGCCCGACAAAGACATGCAGAGAAAGATGCTAAGTATCGCTCTGAGTCTCTAAAATTTTTTAACAGAGAAGCTCAGGCTGTAAAAAACCAAGACATAGCTGCAAGAGGTTTTAGTCGTAGTATATCTGACGATTACCAAAGAGCCTTATATAACCAAGGGCAGGCTTTTAGAGCTATCGAAAAAGGTTATGCAAGCTATTTTAAAGGAGATAAAAATACAGCTAAAGCCTTTGAAGAAGGCAGATCAAGAACTGCCGGTAGGAAGAATCTGATTGCTCTATTACAAGCTCGAGGAAAACTTGAAGCCGGAATAGAAAATGAATTTGGTGCTAACATGCAAAGAAGATTTGTAGCACAAAGAAGAAAATATCAAGGTGTACTTGCAGGCAATAGGCAGTCACTTGGTATCAGGCCAGAATACGGAGCACCTGTATTGATGCCGCCTAGTGATAGACTTAGTGGTGCATTAAGTATTGCAAGCAGTGTTATGAGTATTGCCTCTGGTGGAGTTAGTATCTGGGATACTATTAAAGGGTCAGATTCAAAGATTAAAGAAAATGTAAAACATGTTGGTACATCAGCTAACGGATATAAGGTGTACGAGTTTAACTATATAGGTGGTCAAACAAGATTCCGTGGAGCTATGGCTCAAGACGTTGTTAAGAAAAATCCAATGGCTGTTGGTATACATCCAGAAGGTTATCTAACTGTTGACTACAGTAAAATTGATGTTACCATGGAGAAACTATGAGTACAAGATTAACCGAAAGTTATTACGAGTCTATGGGTAGGGGCAAAGGCGTCCCCTACATGGACCCCACCCTTAACTACGAAGACGTAGAGCCTGACTTAACTAAAGCAGTCAATAATAACATTGACGAACAAATTAAAGATAGTCAACAGTTTTTTAGAGACAACATTGAGTTATACAATAAGTCTTTAGCAGCTCGAGACAATAGGTGGAGAGACCTTGCTAACTTAACTAAAGATGGTGCAACGCTTGTTAAGGCTTATAAGGACATGAGAGAGAACCGAGGTGAGTTAAGCAGACTTGAAAAACTCGGTAAGGATGACAAGTGGGTCAACAAGTGGGTTACAGATCAAAACACATTTGCTGAGTTAGATGCAGGGGTATATAAAGATATAAAAGTAGAACTAGGTGTAGCCGAAAACGCAATAAATAATGTAGGGGAGTATCACATAAGAAATGATAAAAATGAAATTGTCCATACACTTAATAACGAGAACTTTGGTGATTTTAAAAAACTTATACAATCTAGTACTGAACTTAGAGGAAGCTATGCCGCTAAACAGATTGGAGTATTAGTACCCGGTTTCTGGGAAATGGTATACACCGATATGCGTCACAGAGAAACAGGTTTACTTTTTCACCAGTTGACTGACCCTGCTCAGAAGCTTGAGTATTTGGAAGAAGCAGGGGGATTGTTATTAAGAATAATAAAAGAGAATAATCCTAGAATTAGTGATGGAGATTTAATTAACGAAGTTCTACCTTTAATTAAAAATGAGATTAAAAACAAGTTAGGAAGTGGCAATGTCATTGACCAAGCTGCTGCAACTCAAGATGCAAATAACAGAGAACTCCTATCTAATGCTAATATAGTATTGTCTACCATTAAGAATGGTAAAAACAATGTAAAAGCATTTGACCAACTTCTTGATAAAGACAACGGTCTAGTTAGAATTTTAACAAATCATTATAAAGGAAAAGGTTTTAGTGATAATGATGCTTTTGAAAAAGCTTTAGACGACTTTTTAAAAGCTGTAGACTATGCTCATGATTTTCTGGGATTAGAAGAAGATGATTATTTGTATCTTACAACAGAACATGAGTTTCAACATTCTGACGGAAGAACAGTAACTTTAGCAACTATGGGAGACCCACGAGTTGATAAATTCTTACTGGCGATGGATAAGACGATTAATGATAATAACGCTACTAAAGAGTTTACTAGACAAGAATTATTATTAGACGAAATTAAAAATAGAACTATTGAGAATCCCGGTGCACCGATGACATTACAGGAGTTATTGTTATTTACCCATCCTGATATGCGTACAGCTGCATATAATCTTTATCAAACAAGCACAGGGGCTTTACAAATAGGTTACGACGAAACAACTCAGTCAGTCAGTTTAATAAATCAGGCTGCTTTAACGCATGCTGCAACAGAGGGCTTAGGTCCAAACGAAATTACACAGCAAAGAGCCGGATACTATATCGGTTTAGAAGCAAACCAAAAATTTGCTGAAAAAGTTAATAGCAACATCAAAGACCTTAACATGAATCATGATGATGCTGTTATCAAAGCTAGAACTGATGTACTAGAAATGATTAAGAATGGTGATTTTAATGCGGCAGTACCTTCTGCTGAAGATGGAATTGACCCAAGTAAAACTTTGGTTACAAACGCTGCACTAATAAAAGAGCACGGCCAAGACAAATGGTTAAATCATAAACAAGCACATTCCGGAGAAGTAGATTCTTTAGAAGCCACTGTAGCAATGGTTAAAAACGGTGGACCAGTTCCTTCATTATATGTTAACCTAGCACAGTATTATCCTCAGTTTGATGCCAGAGGTCTCGCTGTTTATAGAGCTAAATTACTTGGATTTCTAGACGATGATGAAGCTAATGCGTACATTATTCCATTCAATCCAAAAGTTAATAGTTTTTTAAATAGAGAGTTGACAGATAAACCTAGCAATCATAAAACTTATCAAACTTTAATAGGTCATGCAAAAGATTTTGCGGGTATAATTGAAAGACTAGAATTACCAGAAATGAACAATTTTGGAGGAGTCGACGCTTATTTTAATAAGAAAACTAATTCTTACAGTAACGAAGCTCTTTCTAAAATGACTATGCCACAGCTTATAGAGTTTTTAAGAGACGGTGACAATGCCGATAGAATTGGAATCTACGGTATTAGACGAGATAATTTTCTAATACTTCTTGATTTTATGGCGAAAGATGGTATAGATATAACTGGTACTCCAGATAACCCTATAATTTTTGATAAAGAGTTTCAAGATAGACTTATTACATATGCTGCTTATCACGAAAATCAAAAGTCATTTCAGATAATGGGTGATGTAAGTTGGATAAAACGCATACCTTTAGATGGTAAAGATGCAGAGACTTACTTTAAATTATTTGGTAAGATTGAAGATAAAGATAATGACGGAAACGTCTGGAATGAAGTTCAATATCTTCTATTCCACGCCGGAAATTACAAAGTAGATTTAGACACAAATGGTTTTGACAAAAAAGAGGAGGATAAAAAATGACGTCTTCCTATGATGGGCTTGAACCAGATTTAGATGAAATTCAAAAAAGAATCGAAGAAACTCAGCTAGAGAATGATGCGTTTAGTAAGCAAAGTGCCGACGAAGCTACAAGAATTGACAATTACAATGCAACTCAACAAGACCCAAGGCTTGCAGACCAGTGGGGTATAAAAGGAGTAGCTAAGGAGTTGCAATCTAGTCTTTCTGGAGGTCTACAAGACACAGCATCTTCTGTAACTACTTTCGCTGAACGTACAGTTGATGCGTTTTCTGGCGAAATGCAGAGAGAAAAAGAAGAGAAAGGGTATTATGCTCCAGAGTGGGACCCTTTTATCAACAAAGATGACCCTATTATTACTAGAACATGGTGGGGTCAACTTCTTCGAGGAACAGTTCATTTTGGTTCACTAGCCATAGGTACTGTATTAGCCGCTAAAGGGCTTGCAGCTACCGGAGTACCGATCTTAGCAGGTGGTGCATCAGCACTATTAGGAGCCGGTAACATAACAAGAGCTATAGCGATTGGTGGTATGGCTGACTTAATATCCAAAGAGTCAGACGGACACAACGCTTTAGGAGCTATGCGAGATAGATATGGTTGGATGGATACACCATTAAGTACTAAAGAAACTGACCATCCTATTATGATGAAGATGAAAAACATCGTAGAGGGTATGGGTATAGGATTAGCATTTGATGGTGTTGGTTATCTACTAGGTAAAGGCGGTAAAGCTGTTAAACGACAGATTATACGTCGTAATGCTAGTATAGAAAATCAAACAACTACAGCTGCGTTAGCACAAATAAGACGTGCAGAAGCAGAATTTCGTGCAGATAAAAATAAACCTTTTGCCGGTAGGCATCAAGGTGCACATATATCAGAAGTTGACGCAGGCGATGCGAGAGAACAACTAAAACGTACTCGTACAGACTGGGGCTCAGAAGATGGGTCAACTGGTAGCGTTACAACTGCTGTTGAAAGAGAGCGTGTTGCTAAGTATAGTGGCACAACAGATGAAATCGTTGAGTCTACATTACGTGGCTTAATGAGTACAGATAAATTTGCTAGAGAATTAGATGCCGTAAAAGGCGATAGAAGATTATTAGGCGAAATCTGGAGAGATTCTATCGAAGCTTTCCATCAAATAACAAAAGGCAGAAGTCCTATGGACATGTCGCCTGACGAGTATTTACAGGATTTGTTTAATAAGAAGCCTGCTACTATACCTCTAGGAGAAGAAGTCTATGAAACATGGGCGGGTGAAACAGTTGTCACCGCTGACTTAGTTGTAGGCTCTTTATTAAAACAATTACGAGATACTGGAATTGCAGGTAGAGAGTTAAGAGACCTTGTATCTCTTGACGATATAGATGGTCCGGCAAAGCAAATAGTTGACACTATGTTAACTGCTATGTTTCAGACCAAGAAGTCTAGATTTGTAGCATCAGATTATTTTAGATCATTCGGTGCAGGCAAAACTAGAGCACAGCTAAACGATGCTGTAAACAATGCTGTTAAATCAGATATGGAAGACGTAAAAGAGTCTATCTTATCTATGATGAAAATAGCTAAAGATGACCCAGATGATAACTTATTAAATGCTTTGTTTGAAGCGTTTTCTATGATGAAGAATGTCAACAGTCTAGACGACTTTGATAACTGGGCTAGAAAGATACTAAAAGGTGGTAAGTTAGATGAAGGCTCACCTGATCGTACTGGTGCATTAGTTAGAAGTTTACAAGAGATGGTTAGTCACAGTGTACTAAGCGGACCTAAAACTCCTATGCGAGCACTTCTTGGTACAGGTGCTGCAACATTCTTAAGACCTCTAGAAACTTATTTAGGGGCTATGATACGTATGCCATTTACACGTGATTCTGCGTCTGTTAAAGCCAGTCTTGCATCTTTAAATGGTATGATAGAAGCTATACCAGAAGCTTTTGATTTATTCTTTACCAAACTTAATGGTTACTGGAGTGGAGATTTATCTACTATTAAAACCAGATATGTAGAATATACTAAAGGAGATTACAACTGGGAAGTTATACGTAAATGGGCTGAAGAAAGTGGCAGAGCTACACCAGAAGATCGTGCTATCTTTGCATTTACTAATATGATACGTGGTATTAATAATAATAACCTTTTCACATACTCTACTAAGATAATGGCAGCGACCGACGATGCCTTTACTTTCCTACTAGGTAGGTCTAAAATGAGAGAAAAGGCTATGCGTAGAGTTTTGGAAATGCAAGGTAACGGTGTTGAATTACCTAAGATTGATGCTAACTTAATGCGGGCTTACGAAGATGATTTCTATGAAGAAATATTTGATGCAGCCGGTAACATAAAAGATGATGCAGTTAACTTTGCACGTAAAGAAGTAACACTAACACAAGACCTTACAGGCTTTGCAAAAGGTCTAAACGACGTTTTAACAGCTAACCCATATGTTAGACCATTCTTTCTATTTGCTAGAACTGGTGTAAACGGATTAGCACTAACAGGTAAACATACCCCCGGATTTAACTTTTTAGTTAAAGAGTTTAATGATATAGCATTTGCTACTAAAAGGAATTTACCAGAACTTAAAAAGTATGGTATCAATACTATGGTAGAACTAGAAAATGCAAAGGCTCTACAAACAGGTAGACTTGCATTAGGTTCAGCTATAACATTTATGGGTATCCAAGCATGGATGTCTGGTAGACTTACAGGTAATGGTCCATCTGATAGACAAAAACGTCAAGGGTGGATAGATGGCGGATATTTACCAAGAACTATAGATATAGGTGGTACACGTGTAGGTTATGATTCTATTGAACCATTTAACCTTATACTATCTACTATTGCTGATGTTGGTGACGCTAGCATCTTGATGGGTGAAGAGTGGACTGAAAGAGAATTACAGAAGATTTCATTAGTTATAGCACAGGCTATTTCTAGTAAGTCTTACTTAGCAGGTATTCAGCAACTTGTTGATTTAGCTGCCGGTAGACCCGGTCAAGTAGAACGTATAGTAGCCGGATTAGCTAACAATACAGTTCCTTTAGCAGGTTTACGTAATGAAATTGGTAAGCTTGTTACTCCACACATGAGAGAAATAAACTCTGGTGTATTTCAATCTTTACGTAACCGTAACTTAATAACCGAAAACTTCCCCGGTGTAGAGGGACTACCTGTTAAGTATGATATGCTTAATGGTAGACCTATAAAGGATTATGATTTTATGACTAGAGCATTTAATGCTATTAGTCCTATATCTCTAAACTTAGAAGAATCAGACGCTAGAAGATTTTTATTTAATAGTGGTTATGATTTAAGAATGTCTATTTATTATGCACCTGACGGAACTAATTTAACTGATGACCCTCAGATTAGGTCTATGTTCCAAAGAGAAATTGGTAATCAAAATCTTGAGTATGAACTTCATAAGCTAAGTAAAGACCCTAAAATTATAGCATCTATGCAGTTAATGTATGCTGATATAAAAGCGGGTAGACGTGGTGACTTTGATGCTAGAGATTATTACCATAACCAAATGATAGATAGGTTGTATAAAAGAGCACGTGTAAATGCGTGGAGAAAACTTACAAATTATCCAGACATTGCTGCTTTAATATCAAAACAAAAAATTAAAAAAGAGGCTCAGATACAAAAGAAATTTGCATCCTCTAACATTCTAAGCATGTATAAATAATGGCTAACACATTTATCGAATATACAGCGGATGGTCAAAATAATAAAAATTTTACCTTCCCTTCAATAAAAACCACTGATATAGATGTTAAGTTAGATGGTCAATTACAAACAGCAGGCACACATTACAACATAACCTCTTACACTCCAAGCGGTGGAGGTACAGTTGTATTTACTACTGGTAATATTCCAGTAAGTCCTGTTATTATTCGTATCGCACGAAGTACTGATGTCGACCAACCACGTGTTACATACACGCCGGGTTCTGCTGTTAAAGCAGCTGACTTAAACGCTAACCAACTGCAAACTATATATTCTCTA